CCGAGGGTTTGAACACAAACGCCGTAGCGAGAAATCGCCGCGGCGTTTGTGTTTGGTGCTTCTGATTACTGCGCGTACGTACGCCGCATACACAATCTGAAATAGTGTCTACACACCGTTGACGCGGTGTATGTAGGCGCTATTGCATCCGTGAAATGTCGTGGTGTAGTACGGGAATGGGATCATGGTTGGGTAAATTCTTTCGCCGCCCGATCGCGCAAACGATCATCAGCTACACACCGCTGACGTTTACGACGGTATCCGCTGATCTACTCGGCGTCCCCGCCATCGTGCGTGCCGTGAATCTGATCAGCACCGATTCAGCGCGGTTGGATCTCACTGTTACGCGTCGCGACGGGTCCGTAGTTGAGGACTCGCCTGCGGTCGATCTGCTCTACGGGAACACCGCTTCCTTCCTGAGTGGATATGAAATGCGTAAGTGGCTGGCGACGTCGGCTCTCTACTTCGGCAATGGCTACCTGCTCATCCGGCGCGATCTCCGCACCGGCGATCCGGTGGCTTTGGATCCGGTTGACCCGTCTGCCGTCAGCGTTGAGATTAAGGGGTCAGAAGCCCGTTACATCGTCAACAATTCGGTGGTGGATGACTCAAGTCTGATCCATGTGAGGGCCTCGACGGACCCTCGCAGTCCATGGCTCGGGGTGTCTCCGATTGATCAGTGCTCTCGCGTGCTTGGGACTCAAGCCATTCTGGACCAAGCGATCGAGGAACTGGCCAAATCCGGCTTTGTCGGAAAGCTCGCGATCGAGCACCCCGGGCCCCTGACTGCTACGGCGCGCGATTCGATGCGTACCAAGTGGGCCGAGCAACACAGCGGCGCAGACAAACTCGGCTTCCCGGCGTTCTTCGGCGAAGGCATGAAGGCTTCGCAGATGGCTGCGGACGCTGCCGCTCGTTTGATGGACGCCAAAAAGATGGGCGTTGAAGAGGTGGCGCGTGCATTTGGCGTGCCTCCGCAACTGCTTTACCAGGGTGAGGGGCGCTCGCAGCCAGAGATCGCTCAGGCGTATGTGACGCATTGCCTCGCTCCATTCTGCGCCGGCATCGATGCCGAACTGTCGCGCAAGCTGCTCCCACCAGGTGAGCGCATGAAGACTGATCTCGTTCCGATCACCCAGGGCGACTTCCGAACAGCCGGCAAGTCGTACGCAGCGCTGGTGGGCATCGGCGTGCTGAGCCCGAACGACGCACGCGTGCGGCTGGGTCTGCCGCGCATCACTGGCCTTGATGACCCCGCGCCGGTGATCTCCGGCATCACACCCGCTGCGAATCTCGCAGACGCAGAGGAAGGCGACCCACCATATGAGTGATCTCGAAACACGCCAGGCATCCATCGGGACCGTTGAAGGCAAGACCATCACCGGTTACGCCGCTCTTTACAACTCATGGAGCAAGCCGCTCATGGGTGCGAAGGGCACGTTCACCGAACGCATCGCGCCTGGTGCGTTTGACGCATCGATCGCAGCCGGTGCATCGCTGTGGTTCATGCATGATTCAAAGCAGATTCTCGCCAACACCAAGAGCGGCACACTCACCCTGGAATCAGACGCGCAAGGTTTGAAATACACCGCACAACTCGGGGACAGTCAGCGCGACGCAGACGTGCTGGACCTCGTGAAGCGCGGCGTGGTCAGCGAAATGTCCTTCGGGTTTTCAGTTCCACCAGGTGGGGATTCGTGGGCCGGTGAAAAGCGCACGCTCAACTCAGTCAATCTTAGAGAAATTTCACTAGTCGAAGTGGGTGCCTACAACGCCACTACTTCATTCGTCAGATCACAAGAAACGCCAGTCATCACAAAGGTAATCAAGCCAATGAACATCCGCACCATGAATGCAAAGCTCGCAGAACTGCGCGCACAGAACGTCGAAGGCATCGAATCCGAAACCCGCGCCGACATCGCCGCACAGATCGAGGAGATCACCGAGGCTCGCAACGCCGCGATGGCTGCCGCTGATGGCATCCGCGAGGCTGCTACCCCGATCCAACGCACGATGGACCGACGCGATGCAAGCGAAGAGTGGCGCGCGTCGCCTGAGTACCGCGACCAGTGGCTCAACTACCTGCGCGGCGGCCGTATGCCGGAACAGCGCGCGTACATGTCCACCACTAGCCCTTCGACGAACTCGGTGCTCATCCCCAAGCTGTACACCGACGCTATGCAGCACTACGCAAATGCTGCCACAACGGTCAGGGGCTTAGTTGATTACAAGAGTGGCGTTACCGGCTACCAGACGCTGCGCTACAACGCGCTATTCAGCACTGACGCGATTGTCAGTGCATGGACTCCATCGGACTCCGGTACGCAAGCGAGCACCGAATTCAATCCGGTCTTCGCCGAAGTTCCACTGGCACCGGCAGCGTGCTTGCCGTTCACAACCGTATCGAAGCAACTGCTTTTGCAGTCCAATTTCGATCTGGAGGCCGAAGTAGCCGACAACCTCACTCGCCAGTTCGTCCGCAATAGTGATTGGGCGTTGCTAGCTGGTTTGGGAACCACCGGTACAAACGGTGCGACCACTCATCAGCCTGTCGGGATCCACACCGTGAGCACGGGATGCACGATCGCTACTGCGACAAGCACTGGCACAACTCGCGCACTTGCTGTAACCGCAGCGTGTACTGTCGCAAATCTCACCGCTATGCGATACACGAGTCTCCCTGCAAGTTACTGGGGATCATCATCGTGGCTCATGTCGCAAGACGCGTACGCAAAGATCGCCGGTTTGACGATCAATGGAGTGCCCGTGTTCGTGCCATCCGCCGATGCCGTGGGCCAAGCCGGTGCAGGCTTCACGCTCATGGGAATCCCAGTGTTCGTAAGTGAGTTCCTGCCGACGCACAACAGCACCGCAACCACGGGAAAGAACGTGATTCTGTCGCTGGGCAATCACAACGAGGCATACAGCGCTCGCGAGTGGGCAGGCGCTTCAATCATGCGAGACGATCTGAGCCTGGCAGCTTCTGCCCAGGTGAAGTTCCAGGGCACGATGTTCATGAACGGCAACTTCACTCGCGCGAAGGCAATCGTGCAGATGCAAGTCACTAACGCCTGATCATCCTCTCAAGCAGTTGCGGGGTGGGGTTTCGACCTCACCCCGCAATAGCGAGGTGCCATGTCGATACCCACTACCCAACCCGGACTGGCTGACGTGCGCGCTTGGTTAAAGCGCACGCACAATGAGGATGATCCGGCCATCTCGGCTGCCCTGACTGCATCGTTGTCGGCATGGATGGCCGCGACCGCCAAGGAATTGAAGGACATCACGGACGAAGAATGGCTTGCCATCAAGCTCCAAGTCGGGCACATTGAATCATTCCGTGGCGATGACGCCGTAACCCCGGAGCCTCACCCGTTCATCCAGACCATTCGTCGGATGCACGGCACACAATCGATCGGATGATCCATGGCCGGCTGTGGATTCTGGCGCGAAGTGTTCACAGTGCAAACGTCTACCCAGACGGTCGATGACCTCGGGCAGGCTGATTTGGCGTGGTTGACGGTGGGCACTGTTCGTGGAATCATCAAGCCGACGCAGCGGGAAGTGGTGGACGATCTCGGCGTGTCGATCCGGACTGACCTGGACATTGAGACTGCCTGGTCACCGATCCTCGATGCGCGCAGCCGGCTGATCCTGAATGGCACGGCGTACAACGTATCGAGCGTGGTGGATCCGGACAGTGGGCGTAGGAAGCGGCTGCGAGTGATTGCGACTGAGGTCACGCAATGAGGCAACACGATCGCGATATGACCGTGATGGCGCGACCGTACCGACGGGCGGCTGTGAACTCGGGCGCTACGCAGATGCACTTGCAGGTCGACAACTCGACCGTAGCCCAAGCACTTGGCCGGCTGAGCGCGGAACTGAATGAGAAGGCGCGCCGCACGGGCATCCGGAGGGCGCTACGTCCGTTCGTGACGGAACTGCGCGGCGTAGTGGGCACTGGACCCTATCGCGGCAAGAACCTCCACCGGAAGGCAATGGCGAGCGCCACGGGCATCGTGATCAAGCGTGGCGGCGCCGGACCGCAAGCCAAACTGATCGCGCAGCTTGGCGTGCGCTACGGCAAGAAGGGCGGCAAGGCTGCGCGGGGCCGGCAAGGGGTGTTCCATCTGCTTGAGCAGGGATACAAGCACGGCGGCAAGGGATCACAGAAATACACGAACTCCGCGAACCCGTCACCAGGCAAGGGCAATACCTGGTCGAAGCAACAGGACCGCGACGCTTCCGGCAAGTGGACTTCGCCACGATTCCGCGTGGCCCGGGGTGGCTCGCGACGGATCCCTGGCAGTGGTCGGGCACGCTCTTGGGCACAATCAGCAATCGGACGAATCACCGACGCAATGGCTCGCGAGGTGCTAGTGGAAGCCAAGAAATTGCTGGGGGGTAAATAGTGTCCATCAGCCTCGCAGCACAAACGCTCTACACCGCGATGGTTTCGTCTGGGACCGAGGTGTCCGCTGGACTCAGACGCGCCGGTAACCCCACGCCATGCATTGTCTATGAAATCACCCAGGTGGATTTCGAGGTGGCAATGCCTGGCCAAGTCATCCCGCACTACACGATGCAAGTGACCGCGGATTGCGTGGCGGACACCGCACTGCAGGCGTGGAACGTAGTGGACGATCTTCTGTCGGTCTTCAACGGGAACATCGACAACACAACAGACGACATCATGCTGGTGCTAGTGGCCGTGAACGCTTCGGCGCGGACGGAAACGCCAGACGACGGACAAAGTGACGCCGAGCGCGTCGTATCACTCGTAATGACAATCCTTGCAAAGGCATACTAATGGCACTCATCTCAGGCTACGGCGGCGTAATCCTCTTCTCGGGCTTCACGGCATCCGCCGGCATCACCATGCAGGTCAAGAGTTTCACGCTGAACATCGAGAAAGATTCGCTCGAAGTTACGGCGATCGGTGACTGGCGCAAGAAGTACGCGCCCGGTCGTACCCGCGTCTCGGGATCGCTCACGCTATTTCGACAAACGTCCACCGCAGATGACCAGTTGCGGGCTCACTTGATGCCGACTTCGTTGCTCAACAGCGTCAACGCAGTGCTGACCCTCAAGTACACCGACCAGGGAAACTTCCCGTATTGGAACAGCATGGACGTATCCGGTAGTCCGGTAGCGTGGAATATCCAGATTACTTCCGCATCGTTCAGCGATGACGGCACCGGAGCCGGCACCTGGGAACTGAGCTGGGAGCAGCAGTGAGCCTCGATCCGTCAAAGGTCATTTCATCGGCTCCGCGCACAGTGGAGATCGTCGGCATCGGGCCGGTGGTGGTCCGGCGTGCGACCCTGGCGGATATCTCATTGGCCGGAGATATGCAGTTCTGGTGGACGCGCTTGTTTACGCTTCCGGATGGCTCGCCGCTGTTCGCGCCTGGTGCGGACGTTGGCGCGCTCGATCACGAGGTGGCAAGCGCGCTCATTGACGAGGTGAACCGTCCCCGTTTTACAACGCCGCTACCAAGCGGCTCTATCGAAATGCAAGTCCCGAAATGAGGATGCAAATGGACGCAGGACTGGCGGAGGAACTGACCACCGATGAACGGTGCGAATACCTACTGACGATCATTGCGTCCGCCTTGACTCACAAGCGGCCTTCTGAATTGGTTCCTTGGTTGCGAAAGAAGGGCATAAACCGTGGCAGATAAGAGCATGAAGTCAGTGATCTACGCGGAAATGGATACCAGTGGTATCACGCGTGGCGTCGCAAAGACCACCGCGGAACTCGGCAAGCTGAATAAGACGGCCCGAAGTGGCGCGGCTGCTGCTGGGATCACTGCCACGCTACAGATGACGCAGATGGCGTTCCAGGGGATCTCGCAAGTGTTCCAAGGCGTCGAGCGCCGGATGGCGGAATTGAACGGCGCGGCGCTGAAGTATTCGGGCGCTGCGATGGGAGCGCAGAACCTCGCGAACGCTGACAAGATGAAAGCAGATATCAAGATCGGCGCGGCGGTCACGCCTGGATCGATTCAGACTTCCCAGGCTGCCGGCGACATCGCCACAGGGGCGGCGGCGCGCATCGAGCGCAACGCTGGCGGGATCAATGCAGGTATGGGAGCGGTGGCACGAACCAGTGCCAACTACGGCGCGCAAACCAACATGTTGCTCGAAGCTGCAGCCAGTGGATTAGGTGCAATAGAGCAGTTTCTGTCCGGAGACTTTGCCGGCGCGAAGAATAGTTACATGTCATACGGCGCCCAACTTGGCGAACTTGGGAACGCGCAGAACTACGCCTATCAGAACCAAGCACCGGGACGCGGCATGGCTGGCTCGGAAGAGTATCTGCGGCAGATCGCTGGCAGCCTGAAATCGGGGGCACAGTAATGGGCTACGGAATTATCGAAATCAAGGACTCCCGGCAGTGGAACTTCGAGAACGTCGATGAAACCACGCTGACGGCCGTCTACTTGGCGTACTGGGAGCCGGACACTGCTGGCCAACCGTACCCTGGCGATGGCTTGGTGCTGACGCAGACCGGGATGCCGATGGTGCAGACCCGCCCACCTGCAGCAATTCACACAGCTCCGCCGGCAACTATAAACACGTTCATCGCTGGCTTTGTGTGCCGTTCCGTCAATGCCGTGCCCGAAGTGTCCGTGCCTTACACCTGGCGCGTGACTGCTGTGTATTCAAATATGGGCGCGGTAGACGCGAGCAAGCAGGGCTACGGCGCCAAACACACCCTGGCAGTGAGTGGACGTCAGTACGCCGAGTATCGCACCGGTGTAACACTTCCAACTAATGGCACTGTTACATGGCCACCGTCTGCCGACATCGGGGGCACTCGAATCGATTTGAACGGCGCACCCCGCGCCAAGGAACTGCCACAGATCACCAGGCAGCTTGAATACAAGTGGACCCGTGTGCCGGCAATCAGCACTACAACGCCAGTCGATCCGCCGTTCCAGACCTTCTTCGACGCGATTAACAAGCGAAACAGCGTCGCGTTTATGGAAGCGGCGATTGGCACCATGCTGTACAAAGGCTGCTCAGCGACCCTTGACCGTGAGATCTGGCGCCTGGTGCACACCTGGGTGTTCGATCCGTTCTACCACGTGGAGCAGATGCCGGTCCCAAACCCAACCGGGCAGCCGATCTTATTACCTGGTGTCAGTATCGCCGGCCAGCAGGTGATGCAATGCGACAAGGTGGCGTGGTATCAGCGTTTCCCAGGCACAACCGATTTCAACACGTCATTCCTGCCTTCCGAAATCACAGCCGATTTCGTCAAGGGCTACCCGCCGATGCTCTACTAATGTCCTACTCGCAACCACTGTTCCACGGCGGTATGTACGGCAAAGCGAACGCCGTGGTGTGCAATGGTTGGCAAACGGCGGCGAATGCGACAGCCCGCTACGGCGAGGCGATGGTGTGGGCTAATCAGCAGGTCATTAAGGGTCAGATCGTTACGCAGGGTCTCTGTGAGATCGTCAGCGCGACACTGATCAGCGGCGCGGCGCACCGGTGGAACTACACGATCAAACTGTGGACGCCGGCCGGCGTAGCTGGCACTGGCATCACTTTGAGCACCACGGATTCACGGTTCAGCTACACGAACTGCCGCAACATCCGCGAGGAACACAACACCGCGACCGAGGTGGACGGCATGAATATCTCGGTGACGCCGGCGGCAACTGTCGGGCCAGTCGGCAGCAAGTACGTCGGCAGCGCCTGGACCACTACAAGCCTCGAGGCAAAGGTCACGGTGTATGTGGTGTACGACTCATTCGGCAAGGCGTACCCCTTCTTTGATCGACCCAACCCTATCCGGTGCACCTAATGGCCAACCTCACGCTCGTTACTCCAATTCCGCCGCAAGTCATCTGCAAGGGTGAGGTGTTCGCCATTTCGATGCACGTCCACGATGACGGCTCGAACTTCAACTGGACGAACTTCACGCCCGTCGGGAAGATCACCGTGGGCACGATCACGATTGCCGCTAGCACCGCGACGGTAATCAACGCTGCCGGCGGTACTGCGACCGTGTCCTGGACTGCGGCGCAGACGCTGACCGTAGACGCCAATTCGTGGGGCACCATCGTCATCTACGCC